GGAAAACAAAAATATTTAAAAATATGGAACAATTAACAAGTAATCAGATACAAGAAAAAATTAATAACGGGGAAAATTTTATATTAAAGATGTTTGCAGTTTGGTGTGGACCCTGTAAACAATTAACTGAAGAATTAAAGAAAATTACAACTGACGTACCAATTTATGAGTTTGACGTTGAAAGTGATATTAATTTTTCAAAGAGTTTGGGTGTTAGAAATGTACCAGTTTTAAAATTCTATAAAGAAGGTGTTGATATACACACAATGGTTGGTTTGAAGCCAGCTCAAACAGTATCATCATTAATCCTTGAACACATTGATAACTAATGGCTAATTTATTGGTTGCGTATACAATGAAAGGATGTCATTGGTGTACAGAATTCAAACAACAACTTAAAGAAAATAAGATTAAGTTTAAGGAACGAGACATTGAAAAATACAAAGATGAATATGACTTGTTTGTTGAAGTGACTGGTAATGATTTTGTTCCGGCATTTATGATTGTGGATACTGTAACAGAAGAAGCAAAGTTATTCGCCCCCGACAGAGATTTCCAAGATATAAATGAAGCTGTTGGAATTATCAAAAATATTTTGTAGTTTTGTTCCATGAAGGAACTAACATTTAAAAAGAAAGGGGTAGTTCATACCCCTTTGACATTTTGGCAAGTTGACCCAACATCGAAGATTGCTATCTACCAAGGTGGAAGAGGTGCTCGTCCTGATTTGGATTTTATTGTAAAACATAAGGAAGAAGGTAAGAGATTACGTACACCATCACATACACATTGGATTGTTGATTTGATTGCGAAGAAACAATGTGCTCCGAATGTTATTAAAGGGTTTATTGATGACCTGATAAAAATCTATGATGAAACTGAACCATTTAATTGTGAAACATCAAGAGATACCTACCAGTTACAGTATGTTAATAAACTCACACCAAAGTATCTTGCGTTACAAGGATGTGGTTATTATTCTATTGAAGTTTTAATTTCGTTTGTTGAGTTGTTTTCCAAGTGTGAAAAGCAAACACCAGGAGCGTTCATGTTTAGAAACCTATTGGTGATGGTTAAGCAATATATTGATGGTGATAGGGACTTCTACCAAATCGTTGGTTATTCTAAACGTGTTTAAATAACGTTCAGGAACAATTTGGACGGTAGTTGATAGTCATCTGACACCTTACCTTCAAAGTTGTCGTTTAATATCGACAGGAGAAGTTCTGAACTATAGTAACTATCTGATTTTACCTTTGTGAATTTCAGGTTACCTTCATTACTTTCAAATTCCAATCTAAGGTTTCTGAACTTAAAGTATGGTTGTGATTTCTCCGAGATTTTATAAAGGTAAGAATAAAGATTACCTAAATAGTTTTTAGAATATCCGTGAGGGAATGTTGATTGTATTGTGATTGATGACAGATTATTTGTTGTGAAAGTTTCAGGATATTCAAATACGAATTTTGTATCTTCAAAGTTTGTGTCTTTGGTGTCGTAATCTATGATGTCTAACGTCTTAAGGTTAAGTCCTGTCAGGTCTGAATAGTTGTCTTGGTTTTCTTCTATGAACTTATCTGTAAGGTTGTTAAGGACAAGAACGTTTGGGTTCTTGGTATAACCTTTGATGATGAATAGACTATTACAATCAACGACGGATAGTTTAGTTTTGTAAGTGTTATTTTCACTTACTTCTTGACATAAGAAATCTGCAAACTTATTAACAAATTCTTGATTTAAAATACAACTTTCTTTTTCCATATTCAATTTTAGAACTAAAATTTTAAAGGTTAAAGTGTAAATAATTTTTTGTGTTATTAGAAATAACTATTAAATTCAATATTAAGACATTTTTTAACGTCACCAAAATCGGGGTAGTCAGGAACTCTACCAGAACTCAACCAATTTAAATCACCATTTTCAAATAAACTTTTAAGTAGGTTGATATAACCTCCGTAATAATTTAAATTTTCATATGGGTTATTTACGTTACTTTCAAACCAAAGTTTAATATTATAATGAGCAGTTTTTGTGACTTCATATCTTACACCCCATCTTTCTGTTGATGTACTTTTATTGTAGTCGTATTTTTTGTATTTATAATCTTCTCTTTCTTTATTATCAATAACCTCACCTACTAATTGTTCAATAATTGAGTCATACAATTCGTTAGCGTAAACTGACCCATAACAATTTGAGTATAGTGAATATAATTCACTTGTGATATCTAATCCTGAGTTCATTATGAAGTATTCAACACAACTTTCATCTTGTAAAAGTTTAGTGATTATCTCTTCATTTAATTTTAAATTTGATTCATCACCTTGTTCTTTTGCTAAATTTTCTATTAATTCAGGAGTTTTATAACTGATAGATAAAGTACCAATTTTAAGTAACTCTTCTTTGATATATTCTCTAATTTGTTCTTGGTATTTTGGTTCTAATTCTTCATAAACATCTTTGAACTCATCACTTGTTACATCATCATAAAAATTACCTTCATAATCTCCATTTAATATTTCGGCAATTCTATCTTCACTAATATCGTTTCTACCACTACTAAAGAATTGTGCCAGTTCACCGGTATCTTGTAAATCAACATAATATTTCCCATCAATTTCAGTTATATCTGAAAATTCCATTTCCATCATCTTATAGATGTAATTTGGGTCTTTTTGTATAAATTGATAAATTATTTTATTTTGATAATCAGACCAGTCATTATTAAAAGGGTCAATGTAAAGTGATAAATCATGTTTAACTATTAACTCAAAAAATTTATCAAAACTACCCATGGTGTTTTCAATATCCTCTTCAGTAACATCTCCGTTTTGGAATAGAGTAATAAGTTTTACTAACTTATTTTGGAAACCTGTTAATACGGGTTTTTCCTCTTCTTCGTTTAATTTTTTGAAAATTTTAAATTCCATAATTATAAATATAAAAAAAGGGGAAAAATTCCCCTTTTAGTTTTCTTATGTTGCGGGAAAGATTATTTTCCACATCCGCAACCACCACCGTTGTTGTTTTTCATTTTTTTCATGTTATTAGAGGTTTATTACTTTTTCTTGTTTTTGTTGTAGTACTTATCAATAGTACTCTGAACTGCGTTTTTAATACTCTCAGTTCTTAACTTTTTCACCTGCTCAGGTGAAGCACTTTGTTTTTTACATCCACATCCCATATTGTTGGTATTTTATTATAAATATTTACCACATGTGATTTAATAGTAAATAATATAGTTATTTTAATATTTATTAATATAATTTTTATCATGAGAGTTAATATAGATATATCACAAATACAAAAGGTTGTTCAAATGTTGGTTGAGGAAGAAGGTCAAGAGAGTGTTGTTATAACACCTGAACAATATATTGATTTATTAAAGTTTACTAATTATAACGGTAGATTGGTTCAAAATATGAAACAATTCAGAGGTAAACGAATTGTTATTGATGGTGATTTAAGTTTGAGAGGTACGGATGCTAATAACATCACAAATATCACAGTTAATGGTAGTTTAGACCTAACATTCACCAAAATTAATTCTATTGAGGGGATTGAAACCAAATATATTTCAACATATGGTACACCATATGAACAAATTCAAATCAAAAAACAAAGACAGATTGAATTTGAAAAACAAAACGTTTTACGACAAGATGATGAATGGAATTTAGAAACTGCAAATAATGATATTGCAATTTTAGCAAATGTTTTATTTGAATTTTTGACTTCATCTTCTGGTGATTATGAGGCTAAAGAGCCTAATCATGATGCAAGGTTACAGGAACTCTATACTGCGAAGGAAAGGATGGAGGAAATTGAGAAAGAAACAGAAGATAATGAAAATTTGATGGATTTAGAAGCTGTTGAAGAAGAAATTGAAGAACTTGAAAAAAGAATTGACTTATATAATTTGGTTTATGATTACAAATATTATAGTATGAGAACTTTTTATGTGTTAACTGACGAATTAGAAGAATCAAAAGAAAGATGGGCGGTTGGTGATAATTACGATACCCACATGTCGGCATATGAAAGAATTGATGAATTGATTGATGATATCGGAATAAAAGGTTTTAATTCAAGTTTTGTTGAAGATTATATTGATATTGAAGAACTTAAGGAAACTTTCAGAGACGATGAAGAACATAATGTCAGAGAAAACCTTGAAGATTATTTTGACGAGGAAGATTTTGAATATTCCGACCCGGCAGTTCAAAAAAGAATTGATGAAATTGAATTGTTTTTGGAAGATTCTGAAATAGACCAAGAAAAAGAAGATGAATTAAATGAAGAACTTGATGAGTTAAGAGATAGTGATAAAACTGTCCCTGAAAATTTAATTGAGGAAAAGGTTGAAGATTTAATTAATGATTTGGTTGATGACCCTGCGAACGTAATTGAAGAATATGGTTTGAATATTGAAAACTTTATAGATATAAAAGGATTTAAAGAAGGGTTAATTCAAACTGACGGTATTGGTCACACACTGAACTCTTACGATGGTGATTACGATACTATTGAATTTAATGATGAAACATATTACATTTTACAAACACAAGGGTAAAATGGAAACAAAACCAAAAAGAAGAAAATCAAAAAAAGACAATCATTTTAAGTTATCAACAGACTGGTTGTTAACAGAACCAGTTGACTACGAACATAAGTATTATATGTTGATGGACTTCTTAAATTTCTGTGACGATAAGATTGAAAAGTTTGAGTTGTATCCGTTATTCAGTGAAATGTCGTTACACTTAGCAAATCTACAAACGATATCTTCAGAGTTCAAATACATCATGGTTAATAAAAAATTTGAAGTCATTGATGATGAAATACTAATCAATGAACTTAAATTTACACCAATCCCAAAGTTAGGTGACGATGAGTTAGAGGAACTAAATAAGGTTCTAAAATATGCCGGACCGAAATTCTTTGAATATTTTAATGTTATCAAAGCTCTTTGGACATTAACATACGACTCAGTTTCAATCAAACATACCAACGAGAATAAATATCAAAGTTTAGAAACAGGATACTTCTTTACACTTAATGGAAACAACAAAAAGATTTGGAAGTATACAACTGGTGATGTTAACACGGTTAAACACGACAGTAAGTTTTCGGCTCAGATGATATTTGATGGTGAAAGTAAAAAGGTTATCAGAACAATATTAAATGAATTAACCCAAGATATCAGTTTACCTATCTTTGAATTAACGTCATCCAACGATTTACCATTTGAGAATACACTCCTACCAATCTTTAAAAGAAAGGTGTTAAGTTACATAGTCCAGAAAAAAACAATTGTTAATCTAAAAAAAAATTAATACTTTTGTAATATGGGATTCAACAAAAAGATTGTAGGTGATTTACAAATACATGAAATAGAAATGAACCCCGAAAATATTAAGTATTATCTTAAAGCTGATGCTATATTATTTTCATCTAAAGAAATTGAAATTAAATTTAAAGAATATGAGAAACAATATAGACCCCAATGAAGTTCTGTTAAGAAAACTTGAAAAACCAGTTCATATTAATTACATTTGTGATTATATCCTACGAGTTGGAATCGACGAAACAAGAAAACGAATTGAAAAACTTGTAAGTGAGGGTATACTTGAAGAAAGTAAATATGGAAAAGAATATTATGTCAGAGCAAAAAGAAATGGTTAATCATCCCGACCATTATGGGGGAGCGTCGAATGTTTACGAAGCAATAAAAGTCATTGATGCTTGGGGTTTAGATAAAGATTTTTATTTGGGTAATGCTGTTAAATACCTATCACGAGCTGGTAAGAAAGACAACGTGGTTCAGGACCTGAAGAAGGCTATATGGTATATTGAAAAAAAGATAGAAAAATTACAGAATGATTGAGGATTATATTAATAAAGTTATTACCGGAGATTGTGTTGAGGTGATGAAAACAATGCCCGAAGGATGGGTCGATTTAATTGTGACATCGCCGCCATACGGAGTAAACATTGCTTATGATGTTCACGATGACGATATGGAATTTAGTGAGTATTTGGAATTTACTCGTAAATGGTTAACTGAGGCTTACAAAGTATTGAAAGACGATGGACGTATTGCGTTAAACATTCCTTATGAGATAAATAGACAATCTAAAGGTGGTAGAATTTTCTTTGTATCTGAAGTTTATCAGGTAATGAAAGAGATTGGGTTTAAGTTTTTTGGTGTTGTTGACTTGGAAGAAGATAGTCCTCATAGAAGTAAAACAACCGCTTGGGGTTCTTGGATGAGTCCATCTAGCCCTTATATTTATAACCCAAAAGAGTGTGTTATCTTGGCTTACAAGAAAGTTCATATTAAAAAAGTGAAAGGTGAACCACAATGGAAAGGAGAACCTACCTTAACTGAAGAAGGTAAAACCAAAATGGTTTATAAAGATGAGGATAAGAAAGATTTTATGGAGTTAGTGTTTGGTCAGTGGAAGTATTTTGCTGATACTCGTTCACTAACCAAGGCGACATTCTCAATGGATATACCAAATAAAGCTATTAAGATTTTGTCTTACAAGAACGATATCATTTTAGACCCCTTCAATGGTTCAGGAACAAGTTGTGTCGCGGCGGAAATTAATGATAGACGATGGGTTGGTATTGAATTATCTGAAAATTATGCGAATATTGCGAGGGAAAGGATACAAGGATTTGTTGACCAAAAGAAACAACAAAAATTACAATTTGAAAACGGAGTCCAATAAACTCCGTTTTTTTGTTTATCTGTATATTTATAATTAAATATTATTATGAAAAATTCAGAGATTATTAAATTTTTATTAGAAACACAAACTCAGTTTAGAATACTACATTGGCAAACAAAATCATTTTCAAGACATTCGGCATATGGACGTATCTATGATTCACTTGATGATTTAATTGATAGATTTGTTGAGGTTTGTATGGGTAAACACGGAAGACCTACTTTTACAGGTGGTTATACATTATCTGGTAGTGATATTGAAGAACTTGATTTAACTGATTATGTTAATACTGTTTGTGAATATTTGATTGGATTGTCGGAAGATTATGACCCAAAGATGGATTCAGATTTATTAAATATTAGAGACGAAATATTAGGAGAAATTAACCAGTTGAAATACTTGTTAACTTTAAAATAAGAGGTATATTACTTTTTTACTTTAAAAGGTTCATCATAATGATGAACTTTTTTTTTGTAACAATATTTATTATTAATGAAAAAGATAATTTCCGAAGGTGGTATCAGAAACATAAGAGAACTTTCTGATAGATACAAAAAAGCAAAAATATACTTTCACCAGGATTTAGATGGTGTTGCTACTGCATTAGCAATGAAAAAGTATTTGGAAGACAACGGAATCAAAGTTGTTGATGTTGAAGTAATCCAATACGGAGATAAGGAATTTGCGGTTAAGAAGGCGGATGCTGAAGGTGAAATTATGCCAGTTCTTGTTGACTTTGCTCACGGAAAACCAATGTTCGTGGTTCATACAGACCACCACGATAGACAAGCCGGAGCTGACGAAACTAAGTCAACTCAGTTCAGAGGAGCTCGTTCTAATGTCGAAACTCTATCACAGATAGTTCCGGCATCAGAGATTTTCACACCTGAGGATGTTGCGACAATATCTATGGTTGATAGTGCTGATTACGCTTCCAAAAACATTACACCTGAAATGGTAATGAATTATGTGTATGGTACGTCAAAAGAAAAGAGTGCTAAAGAAAATAGAATGTTATTAGGTTTGGTTACTAACAAATTATTGTTGGCGTTTAAAAATAAACCAGGGTTTTTAGAGACATTGGTATTAGATTGTAAACCTTCAATCCTTTCAATCTTCAATAAGATAAAAGAGTTGATGAAGACAAATAGATATGCTGACATTTCTTCATTAGAAAAAAATAAAGAAGATTATGTTCAGACTATGAAAGGACATAAGAATGTCCAGGTTAAAGATAATATCATCGTTCAGTATGGTGGTGGTAGTATGATGAAACCTGGGTCTTATGACAGATATACCCCATTTAGAAACAACCCTGAGGCTGACTTTTTAGTTATCGCTTGGCCACTTGGATTACTTCAAGCATCTTGTAACCCATTTAAGAAAGAGAGAGAACTTAAAGGTGTTAACTTGGGAGAAATTGCTCAAGAAGTATTAGGACATTGGGAATCACAATTAAAAGAAAAACAAGTCCCTCTATCAACAATCAAATGGGTTTCTGAAACTGCGGCAAAAGAAGAATCGGTTGGATTTACATTTAAAGATTTTGCAGCAATCTACGGAGACAAATACTTGGATAAGAAAGATGGTGTTAAAACACTTATGGATGTGAAATCTTTAATGGAAAAGAAATCATCTGAACTGACTGAAGAAGAATGGAGTGTTTTAGATGGTATTACCGTTCCTGTTTGGGAAGTTATTCAGGCTAATTCAGGTGGACACAAATGTATTACAAATATATCAGGATTAAATTATATTGGAAGAAGTAAGAGACCACCTCAGGGTAAACCTAAATACGATTCTGAAAAAGATGACTCACCTTACATCAAGTTTTTAAAGATGTTACAGAATAAATTTGTGAATGTTTTACAACAAAAGATTGAGGAAAGTAAGTAATTTATTTAAAGAACTCACAAACTTGTCCTTCTCTGATATCTAAATCTTCACAGGTACCACCTTCAAGTTCTAAGACATACATTCCTTTACCTTTAAAGCTTTCACAAGGTTGAACCTTACATGGTTCACAATGGTGATGTATCTTATTGATTTTAAAATTCTTATCAATAAAGATAATATCTAAAGGGATAATACAATTCATCATCCAAAAACTATGTGAACCATCACCCATGATGAACAACATACCGTCAAAATTGTCAAAAGTCTTGTTCATCATACCTTCACTGGTTTCAGAACTTTCAATTAATACTTTGACATTAAAACTATTTTTATTTATTTTTAACAACATACTTATTAATAAATATTTCTATGAAAGAAAGTGCGGGAATTATTGTGAAAGTAAATGATAAATGTCTGGTTTGTAAGAGAGCTTCAGATATTAACGAACCAGCAAAATGGGCAATACCTATGGGTGGTATAGAAGAGGGTGAAGACCCTAAAGACGCTGCTTATAGAGAGTTCTATGAAGAGATGGGTGTTCCAGTTGATGGTGTTATTAAATCTTTAGTTAAGATTAATCGTTATAATAAGTTAGGAAACATAAAAAGTATTTTACATGTATTTCTTTTTAAAACCGATAGTGAAATCATTCCTGATTTAGATGGAGCTGTGGATGGTTTTGAACACACAGAGTGTGAGTATATGACTTTAGACCAAATTAAAGGACTTAAGATGTCATCAGGTATTAAGGAAGTTTTAACTGAAGTATTAAATTTTTGATTTTTTTGATATATTTATTTGACACTACGGAATATTTGCCGTAAGTTTGTAAAAGATTTGAGGGAGGAAACGATTTAGATACAACTTTCAAAAACTTTACAAAGAGTTTGACACTTATAGGGAATGAAAGATACTCGGTAGTTAAACTAAAAAAAAAGTTCACAAATTACTTGACAGATTGAAAAAAAAGTCGTAAGTTTGTAAAACAAATCGGAAATGTCCGATACGTTCTTTGAAACAAAAAGATTATCCGTTCAGGAAACACAAAGTGTCGGTGATATTATCCACCGAGTAAATGGAAGAAAGTCCGCAGCTTGAGTGTAACTGATAAACGATAATGGGCCGTGTATGGTCCTTAAATAAACTACGAAAGTAGGATAAAGTGGTCTCCCCTGTGTTGAGGAGACTGCGGTTTGAAACCCCGTAAGGGGAATTGAACTCGAGTACACAAGTGGGGTATCACTAAACCTTTAGTACCGAGGATAACTTCGTAGGGAGAATGGTAGGGTGACCTGGCAAAGTAGATTGTTAGGTTGAGTTCGGAAGAACGATAAGAATAACCCATAGGAACTCTGTAAGAAATGTGACCATCCAGTTACACTATTGCGGGTCCCAATATGATAGAGGACTTAAAACCGAAAGGTAAGATGGAGAACGAGTGGTGTCGCTACTATCCCTAAGGAAGACCTACCAAGGTCTCTTTATGAAGTAATCTTGAAATATGGAGGTGGGGACACTTCACGGAGTAGTTTAGTATTCTGTCGCTCAAAAGGAGACGGAGCTTATGTTGGACCACTACTCTGACACATCTACAACACAACCCTAAAATTATTACAAAATAACAAAGGAAAAGTGTCCATCAGGTTTGAATGAAAGGTGACTACATAGTAATGAGCCGTTCATTGCATACAGAGACCCCAAGTCAATGTGTATTGTTAAGAAAAACCTTTAGTCCCGCAAGGACGAACTGGGGTGGCAACCTCGGAAAGAGTTAAGTACTGATAGAGTAATTCAAACCTCAAGGAGTGGTAAACCTAAAAGACCGTCACTGAGAAATACTACCCAAAAGGTGGTGGATACGAAGGGAAAAAATAATCCTTCCAAAGTTTCTCAACATAAGCTGTAATCTCAGGCTTTTCTAATCTGACCTGTCACACGACGGGTTTTTTTATTTATAGACACTTATAAACTATGACAATATTAGAAAATCTTAAAGAGGTATTACCATCATGGGCGGTGGTGACACAAAAGGAACTACCATATAAGATGGAGTATGAGATTAGACTTCAACCTACATTGGATGAGGATGAACATTTTGCGTTAACTCCAAAACTTAAAGAAGCTTGTCAGGGTAAGTTTATGGAAAGATATACTGTGGATATTGGTGAACACTTTTATATTTATACAAAAAAGTAATCATGACACAAAAAGAACTTAAAGAATTAGTTGACAAATATCCTAACAGTTATGAGTTAGGTGAGGAAGTTAAAAAAATTTATTATAGAAATAAAGAAGAAGAAAACTCTAATACTGGTATGTTATGGGTAGGTTTTTTGTTTTTAATAACATTATCAGTACTCATAACTTGGATTGTAGTTGCTTAATTTCCTGATTTAAGGCATATTTATAAATAAAATTATAGATATGTTACTAAAAGTTGGGTCTAAAGGGGAAGACGTTAAACAACTCCAAGCAAAATTAGGATTAACTGCCGATGGTATTTTCGGTAATGGAACTGCCGCTAAAGTTAAAGAATGGCAAGCAGCTAACGGACTAACTGCTGACGGTATCGTTGGTGATGGTACTTGGTCTAAAATGTTTGGTACAACAACTCAACCAGCTCAAGTGGTTAAGGAAGATGTTGTTATTCCTACAAGTTCAGAATTTAAATTACAAAATCTAAAAGGACATGTTCCTGATGCAGTTATTGCTCAAATCCCTGAGACTGCTAAAAAATTCAATATTACTAACCCATTAAGATTGGCTCATTTCTTAGCTCAGTGTGGACACGAGTCAGGAGGGTTTAAGGCTGTTTCTGAAAACCTTAACTATTCTGCTGACGGACTTAAGAAAATCTTTGGTAAGTATTTCCCTGGTAACTTAAACGAGTCATATGCTCGTCAACCTGAAAAGATTGCTTCACGTGTTTATGGTGGAAGAATGGGTAATGGTGATGAGTCAACAGGTGAAGGTTTTAAGTTCCGTGGAAGAGGATATATCCAATTGACCGGTAAGAACAACTATACAAACTTTGCTAAGTTCATTGGTGAAGATACTGTATCTAATCCTGATTTAGTTGCAACCAAATATCCTTTGGCATCTGCGGCGTTCTTCTTTGATTCAAACAAACTTTGGTCAATCTGTGATAAGGGTGCTGATGAAGCGACTGTCACGGCAGTTACCAAGAGAGTAAATGGTGGTACGATAGGTCTACCAGATAGAATAAAGCACTTCAACGAGTATTATAACCTACTTAAATAATCTAAACCCCCTCTAAACAGGGGGTTTCTGATTAATATGTTGATTATATCATTCTATTATTCTATTATTACTTAAAATTACATGATATGAATAAAATTAAACTATTATTGGTATTCTTATTTATTACACTATTCATTAATAGCTGTAAGGATAATAAGACAAATGAAACTCCTAAACAAGATTGTTGTGTTAAAGAAAAGTGTGATACTACGTATCCATACTATGACTCAGCGATGAAAGAATTGATACCTTTTATGTTGGAAGGTGAGTTCCAAGATGACACTATCAGGCAAGGATATATAGATGCTCCAGTCATTCCATACAAACCAACAAAATTGTGTTCAAATAATAAAAAATAAAAAAACAAACTATGAAAAAAATTAAATTATTTCTTTTTGCTCTATTGAGCTTATCAACATTGGTCGGATTCTCACAAGTCGATACAATTATCGTAACCCCAAATTCACCGACCTATCTGCTTTTGCAGTTTCCTGATTCTTTAGGATTCAATGCTAAGGTGTCAGTTAGACAGCCGGCACCTAGTTATCCCCCATACGAGTGTGGTGTCCCTAACGTTACACTAGAATCAAGTATGACACCTATAGCTATTGCCATAGTTTATAGTGATGATGCGGCTACTCAATGGTTAAGTACCCAGTTCCTGTTTAATTTACCTTATAATGGGGATTCTTTGGAGTTCTGTGTAAATTATGTAGGAGATTGTTATTGTTTTATAGACCCTATGTATGATACAGACGGTGATGGTGTTATATGTGACACTATGTGGAACTCTATACCTGACACAATTCCAAATGATATAGTAGGTGCATGGATTTATAAATTACAATGTGTAGATGGTGTAACAGAATTAACCAATAACGTTAAAGTTTGGCCAAACCCTATATCAGGTATTGTTAATATTAACACTCCTTCAAATAGTGGAATGTTAAGAATTATGTCTATTGACGGAAGATGTGTTTATCAAGAAAAATATTTAAGTAAAAATATTCAGTTTGACTCTGAAATATTAAGTAAAGGAACTTATGTTATTACTATTACTGACGATAGTGGTAAGTTTTACACAACAAGAATTATTAAATAATAAAATCCCCCTGAAACATGGGGGATTATAATTTTTATATTGAATATGAAAATTAAAATGGGTGTGGTTGAGAAACACCAATACGAAGGTGTTAGGGAATTTGAGGAAATTGACTTGGACAAATTTCCGATTATTAAACAGTTTATGGATGTTAATCCAAATTGTACCGAACAGGAATTACTTTCTTATATTAAGAAAATTAAAGACGAGGAGTTCAAAAAATTCATAACAGAATTGAGTTGGAATTCTATCATTAAAGAAAACTTCAGTAAGAACAAGACTGAATTTAAAATTGAAATAGAGAAATGAATATATTAATAACTGGTGGATTAGGTTTTATTGGTTCTAATTTTTATAATACCTTTAAAAAGAAATATCCTGACTATAATTTAGTTATCCTTGATAGCGAAACATACGCAGCTGACGAGGATAATATTGAAGACGTTAGAATTGCTAGAATAATCAAATTCAGTATTACTGAACGAGAAAGATTATTTGAGTTATTTGAAAACTACAAGTTTGATTCGGTCATACACTTTGCGGCTGAGTCACACGTTGATAATTCAATACTAAACCCAATGGAATTTGTTCAAACAAATATTATTGGAACATTGAATTTATTGGACGCTTCAGTGAAGTATGGTATTAAATTATTTTACCACATATCGACGGACGAGGTTTTTGGACATTTAGGTTCAGTAGGTTCTTTTGATGAAAAAACTGCTTACGACCCAAGAAGTCCTTACTCAGCATCCAAGGCGTCTTCTGACCATTTTGTTAGAGCTTACCATCACACTTACGGATTACCTATTGTGATATCAAACTGCTCAAACAATTTTGGACCAAACCAGCACCAAGAAAAATTAATCCCAACAATCATTAAAAGTATTCTTAATGGTAAACCAATACCTGTTTATGGTAATGGACAAAATGTTAGAGATTGGTTATATGTTCAAGACCATGTAGATGCGATTGACATGATATTTCATAAAGGTAAGGTAGGTGAGACCTATTGTATTGGTGGAGGTAATGAACTAAATAATTTAAGGCTTGTTAGGTTGATTTGTGATAAGATTGATAATTTTAAACAATGGGAACAAAACTCACAGGACTTAATTACATTTGTTGAAGATAGAAAAGGCCACGATTTCAGATACTCTATTGACTCAACTAAAGCAAAAGAACAAATCGGGTGGGAACCAAAAGTTAATTTTGACGAAGGATTAGATAGAACTATTGATTTTTATTTCAAAAAGTTTGGAAGTGAAGAATAGTTTATCTATATTTGTGTTATGAAAGTAACATTAAACATCCAACACGAAAAATTCGGTAAAGTATTATCAATGTCATTTGTCGACGCAATTCAGACAAAGTTGTTTTTAAAACTTGTAAATGATGCGATTGATAACGGAGTTGCATTCAGATACTTTAATGTAACTGACACATTAGTACATATCCCACACAAAATTTTGGTTGAATCTTTAATCACAACTGAAATGGAGTTGGTACAATATAGTGAACAAGTTTTAGCAAAACTTTCAGAAGCTAAATAATCTTTGTTAAACAAAGTGGTGGACTGACTTCCGGGTTGGGCTCAAAAGGGAACATTATTGTTCCCTTTTTTCTTTTTATTTGTATTTATATATAAAACTATAGTTATGTCAAAAATTATAATCACCGAAGAACAACTTCAAAAATTAAAAAATGCTTTATCTGAAAAAACTGAAAAGATTAATGAAGGTAAGGATGGAAATTATATGGCTAAGCAACAACTTTTCACTATTGGTACCTTAGCATTACAAATGTGGGAAATTTTACAAGATGAGGAAGAGTTGGATGATTGGATGGAATCTAAAATTGCTCAAGCGGAACAATCAATTGTATCAGTGGTTAAAGCTTACATGTATGACGAAGTGGTTGATGATATGAAAGGTATGGAAACTTTAAACTACAATGATATTGTAATTGGTAAGTAATGAAAAAGAAAAAACTTATAACTGAAGAGGATAAAAATAAATTTTACCTATATAATCCTATACCTATTGTTAAACAGGAGGCGGTTATTGTTATTCAAAGTATTCTAAAAAGTCGCAATTTGAATTTTGAATGGGGGGAAAATGTTGATTTAAATACTTTTGATGTAGTTAACCGAATGAGGTTTAAAGATTATATCAATCGTGTTATTAAGTATAAAGAGATTAGAGGGCATGCGATTGAAGGATTAATGGCTGGTTTATTTGGAGGAATTCTTAATGAAAGTAAAAGTGGGGTATGGGATTATGAAATTAGACAAGGACAAGTTGAACAGAAATTTTTAAATAATAGTGATGAAAGCCCGTCAATAGGTGGTTTTACAAATGCTTTAAATAGTTTAGGGACAGACGCAGTTACAGATATTAAAAATACTATATCAAAATATGGTATGACAGGAACCAATTTATTTTTAATAAATGACGATAGTTTGACTGAATATAAGAAAGAAATTTTAACAAAGATACTTGTTGATATTACATGTATTACATTTGATTCTAATGATAGATTAAAGACATATTATTTAACAAAAGAAAACGCTATTGAATTATTTTCAGATGCTAATAACATAAGAAAACCAAGAAAATTAAGTTCCAATGAATTAAGGGCTTCTTCTGATGTTTTTATTAATGGAGGAAATTCTTTTGATATTATTAAAGCGAAAGTAAAACCGGAAGAATATAATGAATATATTGAGGTGACCCAAAGAGATATAGAAGTTGCAAAGATTTTTGGCCCTTATGGTGGAAAAATTAGACCTGATATTTTAAATTGGATACAACAAAATAAAGATGAATTTAAAAATTTGGTTAATACATTGTTATAATGAAAATTATTATTACAGAAGAACAATATAAAAGATTATTAACAGAATCACTTGGTGTTAATGAACCGGCAATTGAATATACTAATTTTATATATAATTTATTAGAACCAATTGCCATTGAAATGATTGATTCGGGTAAAAAAAAGATTGAAGAAATTGATATCACAGTAAAAGAGTTACTTAACTTTATTAAGAGTGACCCTGAAACATTCCATGAATTACCAATTGAAGAGTTAGAACTTGATTTAGTATTTATACCTACAAAAAATGAATTAATTGGTAATAAACCATTTGCTGTTGGTGGTGGTTATTATGATTTGTTGGATGAGGAAAATGGGGGTTCATATATAATTGACTCATCATTTAGAATACCAAAAGACATACTTCAAGATGTACCAAAGACCATTCATGCTAAATTACAATTTGAAATATATGTTAATCCATCATTTGACGAGACAATGATGGATGATTTGTTGTTTGATTTAAGAGATACAATTACTCACGAAGTTAATCATCTATATGAATCTTATAAAAGATGGGAAAACACTGGTAGAGGTAGTAACAACTTAGTTAAATCTTTTGCTGGAACAAAGAATGTCAATACACCAAAAGTTATTTTCCAAGTGTATAGTAAATTTTTAAACTTTTTGTATTATTCAGAGCCTTGGGAAATTAATGCAAACGTACAGGAAGCGTTTTCAAAGATTAGTAGAATGAGTTTTGATGACTTTAAAAAAACTAGTCAATGGGAGATTGCTAACGATATGGAAAATTACTCGGCTGATGGACTATTTGAAGAATTAATTAAGACTGCTGAAAGTAAAGACCCTGACACAGTAGATTATCATATTAGAAATTTACATAAGTTTTATCTTAAACAATATAAAAAATATGACGAATCATATAGAGAAGCTAATGATATTAAAGATACTGTTTATAAGACCAAAAACTTACTTGATTTGTTTAGAAAATATGAAAAAAGAATTAATTTGGCGGGTAAAAAACTAAAAAAGAATTACACTAGATTATATGCAATTGAAAAATCTTAACATATTATTATTTATCTTACTATTCACATCTTGTGGTAGTTTTGAAAATCTAACTGACGACAGAACAAGACCTGAGGATGATGAGATGTATTGGAACAGGACTGAAGAGTTTTGGGTAACACATCACGAACCTAAAGCAAGGCCAGTATCTAGTGAGGATTACTATGGTAACAGAACCGTATTACCTGTAACTTATTACAACAACTATCCTGACTATAACTACTATAATAGAAACAACAATTATTATCCAAACTATAACTATCAACAGACGACACTACCATTACCACCACCTCCACCACAACACAACAATCCTTCACCGACTATCAATACTCCTAAACCAAATGTAACTCATTATAAAAGAAATAATGAACCACAGAGAGGTAATTCTAAACCTGGTGTTAGACGATGAATAAAGAACTTAACGGGATAAATAAATTTCTTGAGGGTAAAACTTTTGGTTATGACCATCGTGTTAGTTTCAGTGAAAAACCTCAAAAGGGTTATTATCAATTTCATATAGATAAAGTTGCTCAGTTAATAAGTATTGGTGAGATGAAAGACCATCTTTTTGTATCGGTTAAATTGGTTAATGGTGAAGGTATGGTTAATTATTACTTATGTGCGTTTGGTAATAAAGAAAAGATAATTGGAAGAGACCGTGTTAATAAAGGATGGTATGAGTTTTCAGTTCAAATAGGTCATGACATTGAGGAATTCCTTAAATTTTTTAGTATTGATATACCTGTCGTTGTTGATAACTTAGAATTTACCCCATCAAAAGATTTTGTTCCATTAATTAATTTGGAAAACGAAAAATAATTTCGTATCTTAGCTCCCTTATGAGCGACAAAACTAAATTTACAAGAACCTACGAAACGGACGAGACCATTGCTGTTTGGACTTATGATTTGGATAAGTTCAAGAACGGCCCGATTTCTGTTGACATCAAATACAAATACGACCCTGACAGGAAACTTTCCAACAGGGAAAAATACTCAAAGAAAAAATGAAGATTATAATGTTAGACCACGATGGAGTTATCTGTCTGTCCAATAATTGGGGGTCACGATTTAAAAAACAAAAAAAGTATAGAAAAAAATTGAGTCAATCAGTAATGACAATGCCTATTGATGCTCGTTTTGATAACTTTGACAAGAAGGCAATAAAGGTATTGAATGAAATCTTGGAACAGACTGGTGCTGAAATCGTTGTATCTTCTGATTGGAAAGTTTGGTGTTCAGTTGAAGAGATGGGTGATTATTATGAGAAACAAGGTATCATCAAACGACCAATTGATTTCACAACCAATACGATTGATGGGGAAAAAGTTACCTGGCACCGAAATTGGGATTTGGAAGGAACAAGAAGTTTACAGATTCAAGAGTGGTTAAAAGAACATCCCGAAGTTACACATTGGGTTGCGATTGATGATTTGGAGATGGGGAAGACCGGACTACATTACGGAATGGAATTTGAACATGAATGGGGATTGGACAACTTTGTTTTAACACCTTTGAACAATGAGGGTATCAAACAACTTGGGGTTAAAGAAAAGGTATTGTCCTTTTTGGAAGGGTAATATTTATTTAATATGAAATACCTAATAACAGAGGAACAAAATAAATTTTTGAAGGAAGAGTTGGATAAGCCAAATTTTAAAAATTTGATTAATAAATTGTTTGAGAAACAAGTTAGTAAAGGTGAACAACCACATATTGATAATATGATTATGGATTTCTTTGAAGTTGATGTGTGGGAAAAAGACTTTAATATCCTTATTAAATTATTAAGGGATTTCTTGGGTAGGGAACAATCGGTTAAATTGACTGAAGAACTATTACAGAAAACCTTTAAAACAGACCGATATAACTTTTCAGGTGGATACAGTTTTGATTTCAAAGCTAAAATAATAGACCAAGAAGATGGGGAATATTTTAAAGTAGATGTTTATATTTTACCGGGTGGTGAGGTGGATTTAGTAATGACAGGTGAAGGAGTTCGTGATTTAAAACAAGCACTTAACGACCAATCTATTGGATGGGAAATTCAAAATGAAGTGAAGGAAATTATTGATGACATTTTCACAGAAGAAATTACCTATAAGACTGGTATTAGTGTGGATTTAGAAAAATTTATTATTCAGGATTGAGGTAGTATATAGTTAGTATTCACATGCCAAGCCATCCAGTTAAAATCAACGAAAGATTTGTTGTTTGTTATATCCTCAGTTAGACATCCCCATATTAGCTCATCAATATGGTGGTCAAACTTATCGTGAATTATGTCAAGTATTTCATCTTCATCAAATCCATAGTAAATTTCACCATCTAATGTTATATCCACATATTGTATTTTTAAATCAACTCCGACAACAATCATCTCAGCATCTACCTCAAAATAAAAGTTGTCAGTAAAATACCCCCCAACAGATATTTTTTTCATATCATATTGGGAATCTAATTTAAATGATTTCCCTACAAGACAACGACTAATTGTATTTAAAGTTTTTTGTGGAATATACAAACCATCGCAATCTAAATAATATAAAAATTGCGGAGCGATGTTAACCTCAGGAAAAAATTTTCTTAACGAATGTATTTCTTCATCAATGTAACCTGAGAGAGCTTCATGGGTGTATGGTAAGTTTTTAGGGTTTTCTATTGTATAGACAGGTGCTTTTTTGTAATGAAATGATTTTTTATATTCACCTGTTAAACGCAATGTTATACCATCCGCATCAATTACAGATAACATTTTAACCACAGTGTCCATTAATCTTTTTAGTTGTAATTCACTCGTATTCATATTAGGTAAATATTTGTTTAATTGATAAACTTGTATTATATTTGATTATAAAATAAAACATCAACAATGAAACTAAACACATCGACAGAAGCATTATCATATTTAATCGGAGCAGAAGTTTTAAAAAGAAGTAAAAATGGTGAATATACATCTGATAGTCATCTTAAATCTAAAGTTGACGCTCAATATAAAGTTTTTCCTGAATATTTTGGTTTAAATTCTGAAGGTACAGGTCCTTCAGCCCTGAGTGTAATTCAGGGGTCTAGACGTTCTGGGTTAACTTTTATCCGTCAAAGACAAGATAATTTACCAATAGGTAAAGGAGTTTTAAAATATTTGAGTGTTCATAGTGACATGAAATACCGTAAAGACCCAACTACAGGTGAAAATTATTACTACATTGATGGTATTTTACAAGATGCTCAATTATCTATGATTACTGACCCAAACTACGCTCCTCAATATAGAAAAGATACCGTTAATCGAACTGAAGATATTCACACTACAATTCAGTATGAATTAACCGGTATTGCTAAGTTGTGTGGTTATAATGTTTATATCCCAAATAGTGATAGAAATAAAAAGATTAAAGATAACCAAACAATTAATCAGGATTTTTCAGATATATTAGTGAATGATTTTAATGGAATTAACACACGTGCTGATGATATTGATTGTATTTGGATTGATGATAATGGTAATCCAATTAAAGCATTTGAAGTAGAACATAGTACTGGTGTTGATAGCGGAATGAGTAGAATGTCCTCTTTACAATCAAAATGTCCTTGTTATATTGTTGGTACTCAGGATAGCTATGTTAAAAAATTTAATGAGTTAATTGAAACTTCGTACAAAAATACAAGTGTTAATTTTTATTACCTTAATCATAAACAAGTTGCGAAAGAGTATTATGAGCTTAATGAAAATTCGGATGAATACAGTACGTCCGAAGTGATAAACCGCATCAACAAAAAATTCAAGTAAAAAATGTTTTACTATTACGGAAGAAAAGAAAAAGTATTTAGATATTACCCCCAACCAAAACATGATTTAATAATTGAACCATTTGCCGGTTCTGCAGTGTACTCTTTAAAAAATTATACTAAAGATGTTATAATATTAGATAAGGATAAAAAAATAATTGATATTTGGAATTATTTAAAAGACACCTCAAGTGAGGAAATACTTTCTTTACCTTTAATTAATGTTGGACAAACATTACATGATGATGAATTTAGTCATTTAACTGAAGTTCAAAAAGATTTGATTTCTTTTTTCTGTAACCCAAGTTCGGCTCAACCAAAACGTTCTGTTGGTAAGTTTAATATTTGGCATGAAAAAAATCGATTAAGATTATCTAATGATGTAAATAAAATACGTCATTGGACTATAATGTGTGGTGATTATAAAGATATACCAAATCAAACAGCGACTTGGTTTATAGACCCTCCTTACCAAGGTAATGGAGGAAAATATTATAAACATGGTAATAATAATATTGACTATGATGAACTTAAAAATTGGGTATTAGAACGTCAAGGACAGGTGATAGTTTGTGAAAATAGTGAAGCAACATGGATGGACTTCAAACTGTTAAAAAATCTACAAGGACAAAGACGAAAGACATCTGAAGTAATTTGGACTAATAGTGATAACAATTCTAATAACGGTACTCAAATTAAAATGTTTTAAAAAAAACTTGACATAACTCAAAAATAGTAGTACTTTTGTAAAACAATTGATATTTAATAAGAAAACAATGAAACAGAACTCAAAACATAACGCAAGTAATCTCCCGACAAACGTGGGCCAATCGTGGTTTACGATTAAGGGGCAGGATTGCCGTAAGTTCAGGGTTCTTAATAAGATGTAATCGTATCATCAAATATATAAGGAAACCCTGGACTACAAAAAGTTCAGGGTTTTTTTTTGGTGTTAAAAATGGTTCTTTGACGTATTGGGAAAATGGTGATGTAGCTCAGAGGAAGAGCTTCTGATTGTTAATCAGAGGGTCGGGATTTCGAAATTCCCCATCACCGCAAACAATGACCTCGTAGCTCAGGGGAAGAGCACCTAGCTTTTAACTAGGGAGTCGGGATTTCGAAATTCTCCGGGGTCACTTTTTTAATTTGAACGTATATTTATATAATATAAACTTAAACATAGTTCGTATGAATAATTGTAAAAAATGTAATAAAGAATTTGAACCTAAAAAAGGGTTGATAAACTATTGTTCTATGGAATGTAGGAATAGTAGAGAATGGTCGGATGAAGATAAATTTAAAAAATCAGAATCGGCTAAAAAATCTGAAAAAGTAAAATTAACAAGTGAGAGAAATCGACTTTTGATTGATTTTAAAAAAATTGGAGAGTTAAACAGAGAAACGGCTAATCGTAAAATCCTTGATGAAAATTTTGAAAATCTTTCATTTGAAAGGTTAAAAAAAAGAGTATCTCTTGAACAAAACGGTAATTGTAATAGATGTGGTATTTCTGATTGGTTGGGAGAAAAAATCACATTAGAACTTGAACATAAAGATGGAAATCATTTTAATAACCAGCGAGATAATTTAGAATGTTTATGTCCAAATTGTCACTCTCTAACCCCAACGTGGAGAGGTAGAAATAAGGGTGATAAAAGAGAAAAAGTTAGTGACGAATTATTATTGAAAACCTTATTAGATAATAATTGGAATATGAGACAATCCTTAATTCAAGTTGGATTATCACCAAAAGGGGCTAATTACCCTAAATGTCACAGATTAAAAAAATGGTATGAAGAAAACACACGTCTGTAGCTCAGGGGCAGAGCACTGGTCTCCAAAATCAGGTGTCGGGATTTCGAAATTCTCCAGGCGTGCAACAAGCCTCTATAGTTAAAAGGTATAACGATTGATTTGTAATCAATTGTTCTTGGTTCGATTCCGAGTAGAGGCTCTAACATTCTCACGTAGCTCAGGTGGTTTAGAGTTTTTGTCTGATACACAAACGGTCGCTGGTTCGAGTCCAGCCGTGAGAACTTAATTCGGGATGTAGCTCAGTTGGCTTAGAGTACTTGGTTTGGGACCAAGGGGTCGCTGGTTCGAGTCCAGTTATCCCGACAAAAACCTGTTTGGAATTAGTTACTTCAGACAGGGGAAGGATGTGATTAACTAACTCATCCTTCAACAACTTACTTCAGTAAATCTTAATTATTTTTACAGAAGAAACAAAAAAAGTTTGTATATTGGCAAACGAAAAATGGGGTGATAGCGCAGGCGGTCAGTTCGCGTCGGTCTGAAAAACCGAAGATGTGTGGTTCGATTCCCACTCACCCCACGAGGTCCTGAATTAACAGGACAACCCCCACCTCCGATATGGCAGTCGG